TGGCGAGATGCGCATAGCCGCCGCCCGTCAGCCCCTCGGCGAGCCCCTCGGGCGCGACCCGGCAGCGGGCCAGCAGTTCGTCGTTCCCCTCGTAGACAGCGGCGGTCGGAGGCGACGTCGTCGCGTCCGCCGGCGTGATGAGGCGACGCTTGATCCCATAGAAGGCGGCGAGATTGTCGAGGTCGGCATCCTGCGCGAAGGCGAGCATGACGGCGCGCGCCGCGTCGTTGATCGCGACCCGATCGAGCGTCTCGAAGAACGCGCCTTCCTCCTGGAGGATGACGGCGGGATCGGTTTCGAGAGTCTCGACATCGAACGGGAGGCCCGCCGCTTCCATGCGGGTCTTGAGGTCCGCCAGCCGATCGGTCCGGATCGCCTCGTACGAGACGTTCTTGACGACGGCGGGCGCCGGAAGCGCCGAGAGGTCGAGCGTTTCGAACCGGCTCATGCCGTCCCCGCGTTGGCGCTGAGCAGCGCCACATTGATGTCCATCGGCTCGACAACATCGAAATTGCCAAAGCGCCCCTCGGGGAAATAGGAGCCGACGAAACCGAGCCCGAGCGCCCCCGTCCGATCGATGGTCACCAGACGGAGCTGCGTGATCCGCGCCTCGGGCTCCCAGCGGTGAACGGCTACGATCACTTTGCCGTACAGTGCCAAAATACGAACTGCACTCAGGTTGCGTCCGATCTCGCGCTCAAGGCCGGCTCCGAAGGAGAGCCGCATCACCCGCTCGCCCACGATCGTCGTGACAATCTTGCCGATTGACTGATTGAGGTGGGCGAGCCCACGAAGGACTTTTCCCGTCTCAGCATCAATCCCGGTGCGATAGCGGATCATTCAAAGGCCCCTGAAATGCCGTTTAAGCGCCGTTCGACGAGGCTTCGACGAGCGCGGCTTTCGGCTTCCTTTCGGCCTTCACCGTCTCCGGCTTGTCCGGTGAGATCGTCCCCAGCAGCAGCTCGTATTCCGCCTCGATGGCCGTCAGTTTGATTTCACTCCCGATCACCGGCTTGCCGGCGCCGTCGAGCGGAACGGGACGGCCCGCCACCACGCGCCCGGCCTTTTCCGTGGTGTAAAAAATGTTGGCTTCCTCGGTCATACAACCCCTCCTCAGACGAGCACGTCGTCATTGCCTTCGATGATCACGTCGCCGGCGCTGTCGTGCGCGCCCTTGTAGGCAGCCGGTCGCGACCCGCCCTTCGCGCGGAACGTCGTCGTCATCTTCATTTCCGAGCCCGTCAGCTCGTAGCCCTTGCCGTCGACCGTCACGGTGAACGTCCCGTCCCTGAAAGACAGGCGGGTCTTTCCGTAGGAGATCACGCTCTCGTCCGCGTCCTGGTTCGGCCGCTTTTGTTCGTCGTCGAAGCCGGCAGGCTCCGCGTAGCTGGCGGCGCCGACCACGCCGGACGGGCTGACCATGCGCATTTTCGAGCCGACCGGAGGCAACGCCGGCGAGACCTTGAAGCCCGGCTGATTGCTCTGCGACGACGGCCTGAGCCAGGGCGACGTGATCGGTTCGCCGGTCTCCGGGTCTTCGCCGAGCTTCAGGCGCACGAGCCACTTTTCTTTGTCGCGTTCGATCACTTCGCCTTCGACGTTGGCGAGCGCCAGCCTGCGGTTGAGGCGGACATGGGCCTTTCGCAGGCCGCGAAGTTCGTCGCCGATGTAGCTCATGGAGCGACGCTCCATGCGTTGTCGCCGGCGATGTCATAGGGAGGCGTGAGGTTGAAGAGCGTTTGCCGCCAGGTCACGGAATAATAGGCGGCGCCCTTGGCGAAGCTGCGGGCGGTGAACAGCGGCGCCGCCTGCGCATCCTCGGGATAGTCGATATCCTGGAGCCCCCACCGCGAAACCGATTCGTCTTTGACGACCGCGAGCGTCGCCAGCGCCAGCGCATAGCCGATCTCGTCGCGATAGACCGCACGACCCTCAACCATCGCATCCTCGGCCACGACATAGGCTGTGAGATGCACACGGAGATCTTCGACGCCCGAGGCGGGCGCTTCGCTCAGGAATTTGGTTACGGCGACATGAATGGAGGGAGCGCTCAAAGTCTCGCCGGCTATCACGTCGGAAATATCGAGTTTGCCGATATGGCGCTGCACGGGGACGTCCAGCCGCGCGCCCAAGCCGTCCGCGACTGCATCGCGCAGGGTCACGATTCGCGAGGCGGCAACGATCTCGGCCAAGGACAATTTGCTCACGCGATCGCCCTCCGCAAAAAGTCCGTGACCTGCTCCTCGATGTCGTTGCGGTTGTCGGCCGAAAGCCCGACGAACGGGCGCGCGGGGATCGTCACCTGTTTCGCGATGACGAATTCGGTGAAGCCGCCAGACACGAACCAGAATTTCAGGGCGTCGCCGTTCTTGGGCTTGATCACCGCGCCATACTGGTGGACGTGGGCAAATTCCCAGGACGCGCCCCATTCGACCATGGCGCCGCCGACCGAATAGGCGACGGAATCGTGCAGGTGCCGGCCGGTCTGCATCAAGATCGCCGTGCCCGCGCGGTTCGGCTTCCACGCCTCGCCGTCCGGGCCCGGCCCTCCGGACTCGATGCGCTTGCGCGTCTGGCTCTCGCCGAGCGCGCCGATTTCTGTGAGCAGCTCCTGCTCATCGATATGCGCCAGTCGGGACACCAGCGCATCAATCGCGGCGAGCGAAGCGACATCGATCTCGATGGCGACGCCGGCGTTCATCACCAGGCTCCCATCGACTTGCGCGTGAAGATGCGCGGATTCGCATCGACCAGCGGCGCATTGGGCGCGTCGGCCGCGCCGGCCTGGGCGGCGGCGTCCGCGCCCTCGGAAGAGGCGGCGAAGGTGAGAGCGCCGCGTCCGGAGGCGATGCCCTCCAGCCGCTTCACGGCGGCGTCGTAGCGCGCCTTGATCGCCTCGGTCTGACGGGAGAAGGCCAGCGCCACGCGATAGAAGGCCATGTCGATGGCGAAGAGCTGCAGCGCGCCGGCCGAATCCGCGTCGACCGTTTCGATCATCGCCGGCGAATAGCGCTTGGCGAGAATGGCGCGGATTTCGGTCGAGACGTCGATGAGCGCCGCGTCGAACCGCGCCCAATCGGGCAGCCGCGTCGCTTCGTCGGCGCAGAGCAGAGCGGCCTCGCGGGGGTGGCGGGCTTCGACATCTTCTCGGGTCGCGAAGGGCGGGCGCATGCGGCTGTTCCTGGTTTGGGAAAAGCGGGAGAGGTCGCCCCCTCCCGCAAGTGGCCGGATTTGCGCCCGGCGGTCCCGCTGTCACACAGGAATTGGTTGCGGAGGCCAGATTTGAACTGGCGACCTTCGGGGTATGAACCCGACGCGCTGCCGGACTGCGCTACTCCGCGGTGGTCGGCTTCTTCGGCGCCTTATCCTTCCACTCGCCCTGGATCGAGCCGCAGGCCTTGGCGACCTCATATTCCTCGCGCGTCAGGGCGATTTGGTCGCCCGGCTGCGCGGCGCCGGAGCTGGCGAGCACGACATGAACGGTCGTGAATTTCTGGACTTCATCGTCGGCCATTTGGACCTCTCAAAAAATGCGGGCGGCGGGCTGAGCCCCTACGGTCGAACCGTCCTCAAAGAGTGCCGGAGGCCTTGCGAGCCGTGCCGGACCGCCCTCTCGGGGTATTCCTCAAGCGACGACGGCCTGGATCAGCGCGCCGGCCGCCTTGGCGACGATCAGCTCGTCAATCTGCTCGCCGACGCGGATTTCGCGCCCGCCCTTCAGGCCGACATCGCTGTCGATCACCGTGCCGGCGATGCGCGTTCCGTATTGCGGGGAGAAGCCCCAGGTAAGGCCGCCGGTCTCGGGCGTCGCCTGGCGATCGATGAAGGTCAGCGAGATGTTCTTGCCCCACACGCGCGTGCGGTTCGCCGGCTGACCCTTCCGCGCCGTGTTCACCCAGCTTTCGCCGACGTTGAACTCCTTCAGCTCGAACAGGTCGCGGAATTGCTCGCGGGTGATGATGCCCTGACCCGTCACATTGCCCTTCACCGCGTTGACGATCTTGGGGTGTCGACGGATCACCTTCCACGCGGCGAACCCCATCGTGCAGCGGTTGAACCGCACGAGGCCGCTGTCGATCGCATCGCTGATGACGCCGATCGGGTCGGAGTTGGTGAAGTCCGAGAATTGGGCGGTTCCAGTCAGCGTCTGCACCTGGCCCGCGACAAAATTGTTCGGGTCCTGCGCCACCTTGGCGACGCGAACCTCGCGATCCAGCAGCACGAGATTGGTGAGATAGGCCGCCGCATGCAGCTCGGGATCGAAGGTCGAAAGCCCGGCCTTTCGGCGCGCGGCGGCCTGGTCGATATCGGTCTGCGGGATCGGCACGCCCAGACCGTAGTCCTTGGTGGCGCCGCCGCGTTCCGTGGCGTTGAATTCGGCGATGTTGACCCGTCCCTTGCGGCCGACGCGGGTCTCAGGGACTGTCAGCGCCTCGTCGATCGGATATTCGAGCCACTTGAACGTGTCGCCGCCCACGGGCACGCGAGGCAGCACGGAATCGGCGATGAGCGTGTAATCCGGATTATGAAATCCGATCGCGATGCCCGTGAGCACCTCGGACGTGACGAAGGGGCGACCAGCCATGGAAAAACCTCGTTAAGTGGATGCGGGCTCAGCCCGAGATGACAAAATCAGCGATGACGACGCGAATGACGTCGCCCGAGACGCCCGCCATCTGCGCGCGGGCGCCGACGCGCACGTCCGTGAGAGCGACCTTCACCGCCTTGATGGCGCAGCCGTTGGCGTCGGAGGTGAGGTAGTCGCCGGCCGCGACGGTCCCGCCGAGCTGGACCTCGTGCCAGTCGCCCTGGGCGACATCGACCATCGCGCCGGCGGCGCTTGACCCGACCATGTCGGAAATGCCCGCCAGCTTGTCGGCATTGCTGGAGGCCTGCGCCACCTCGTTGTAGTTGGCGGTGTAGGCGACGAACCGATAGCCGGCGATGACGCCCGCGGCGAGAAAGCTCTTGAAGTCGGTGGGCGAAGACATCGGATTTCCTCTTGAAGGTCAGGCGTCGCCGCCGGAAACGACCATTGACATGGCGTCGGCGTAGTTCAGGGTCCGGCCCGCGGCGCGAGCCTTGTCGACGAGGTCGGTGGCCTTGGCGGCGAGCGTCGCGGCCTTGACCGGCGAGCCCGGTTCGGGTTGCGCCTGGGCGTCGAGGCCGGAGCCCGCGAGCAGCGCCGGCTTCTGCGCGAAAAGCTTCTCCACGGCGTCGAGGCCGACGTCGGTGGCGCAGAGCGCGACGTAGTGGTCTTTCTCCGCCGGGATGATCTTCTTCGCCGCCAAAGCGCCATCGATCAGCGCATCCACCTTCGCGCCGCGGGCGGAGGCCTTCAGCGTTTCCAGTTCGGTGGTCACGGTGGCGAGCTTGACCACGGTTTCGTCCAGCGTGGCTTTCGGAACCAGGCCGGCCATGCGCGTGGTCAACGCCGACAGGCAGGACGCCTCGTTGGCGTCTTCCTGCAAGCCGAGAAAAGTGGCGATCGATTTCATGGATTGCTCCGGTTCGGTGGATGCTGCGGCGAGCGCGGGCTGGTTGCCGAGCGCCGGCGCGGAGACGAGCGCGACCGCCCGCAGCCGCATCGACGCTTCGTAGAAGGAGGGCGAGGTGTAGCGGTAGGCGCGGGCCGCGAGCAGCGCCTTGCCCGCGTCGGTCCAGTCGACCTTGCCTTCCAGAGCGCCGTCGCGGATGCGCAGATCATTGACCCAGCCGACCGCGCGCGCCGTGCCGCCGGACGGCATGGCCGTGTCCGTCTGGTGCATCTCATCCACGGGAAGATCGATGCCATCCTCTCGGAAGGCCGCGAGCAATTTTTCACCGTCGACGTTGAAGCCCCGACCGTCGCGCGCCTTGATCTTTCCGAGCTGCGGAAAGATCACGATCCATTCCGGCGCGCTGCCATCGTTCGGCAGCGGGGAAGTGATCGAGAGGAGCGTTGAATTTGGCGCTTGCGCTTTCGGGTTCATGGTGCGCACAATCGGCCATCGCGCCGGGGGCTCATACGCTGACACTGTCAGCTCGCATCATCGAGATGCGCCAGCCCGCGCCGGGCGCGAAACGCACCCCACTCCCGCGAAGCGAAGGCCGACTAAAAGCCCGTAAAAGCCCTTGAGCGCCAATCGCGGACTTGACTGCTACCGTTGCCGCGCCCGGGCTGTACGAGAGGCCTCCTGAGCCTTCTCTGCGGCTCCGTTTGCCTGCTCGCTTGAAACCGCATAAAATGTTGTTGCGCGGCGGTCCGAAGTCGGTAGTGGCAGGCCGTTGAATGCCTGGGGAGGGGTCTCGTCCTCCCCGCCGCGCACCATCACTCCTCGCTCTTTTTCATTCCGCGCTCCAGCGCCGCCGCGCGCTTCTTGGAGTCGGACGGGAAGATCGTGGCGATGCGCAGGAAGCCGCCGGCCGATTTCTGCACCACTATTTTCACCAGCCCTCGCCAGAGCCGGGAGAAAATGGTCCGCTTCTCTTTCTGACCTTCGTCGACCAACTCGCCCGCGTCGATCATCTCCTGCGCACGGAGGAAGTGCTCGAGCGCGATATCGACGCCCTTCTTTGACGTCTTGATGGCTATCGCATCGTTGCTCGCCATGATGATGGGCGAACGCGCGCCCATCTCTTCAGCGAGCTTCGTGGACACCGCCACCGGCAGCCGTAGCCGTTCGTCGATCCCCATCAGGATTTTCGGCGTCGGCGATTGCAGGATTTCCTTGATGCGGGCCTTCGCCGCTTCCGGCCCGGCCTCATCCAGGCGCATGGTCAGATTCTCGACCAGCGTGCGCGCCCGGGAAAGGCCGGGGTTTGTCCCCCATCCCGGATCGATGCCCACCGGCACATGCATAACCTCGCCGCTGCGGCGATTGACGAAAGGCTTGGTCACGACGTCCGGCGCCGTGCGCTGATAGCCGCCGCTCTTGTCGAGGCGGTCGGCTTCCCGCGCCGTGATGTGGCGCACGGAACATTTGCAATGCCAGCCGTTCGGCGGAAAATGGGTGCGCCAGAAGGGATCGTCCACCGGCAGGATCAGGCCCGCCCAGGCGAGATGCTCCTTGCGTGGCTCGCCCGACGTGGTGCGGACATAAAGGATGTAGGGCGCGCCCGCCTTCGTGCGCTGGATGCGCTCCCACTGGCCGGCGGCGTTGGCGCTGCGCACGTTCGACCAGAAGATGGTCTCCAGCCGGCGCGGCGATGAAAAATCAATTTCCTTCGACTTCCACTGCCCCGTAGGATCGTCGACGCGGCGCTTGCCGTACCAGCCGAGCCGTTGAAGCTCGGGGATCAGGCCCGCGCGCCAGGTCTCGAAGCCCTGGCCGCTCGCGATGGCCTTCTCGATCGACGCCTTAAACGTGGTGAGCAGCTCGGCGTCCACCGCCTTGGCGATGGTGAAGGCGTAGGCGTGCTCCTGGCCCCACACGTCGAGCCAGGAGAACGCCGGCTTGAGCCCCTTGTCGCGGAAATAGGCCTGGACTTCCGGTGGGGTCTCAAACCCCTTTCGAGACTCGCTCATGACGCGCTCAATCGCGCACGTCGCCGAGGCCGCGCGACTTCATCCCGGCGATGGCAAGCGCCTCGGTGAGCGGCCCCGTGTCGATCTTCGCCTTGGCGATCCGCTTCAGCGCGTCGTCGAAATCCGTGGCGCCGGCGACGGCCGACAGCAGGCCGGCGAGCAACGGATCGGTGACCTCCTGCCAATCGGCCATGGCGTCATGGACGATCACGTCGGTGTCGTCGAGCGCCGTCACGTAATTCGGATCGTCGGCGGCGAGCTGCGCCGTGGGCGCGCCGCAGGCCGGGCACATGCAGCCGCCCCCGTGGCCTAGCGCCAGGCGCGCCGATTTCGTCGGCTCCGGTTTGTCGCCTGGCTCCGGCGCCCTGGGGGGCGCGGGTTTCTTGCCCGGCTTCTTTTCCGGCGCGCCCGGCTCCTCGGCCGGTTCGTCGAGCAGCTCGTCATCGTCGTCGGGATCGGGGATCGACGCCTTCTTGCGCACATACCCTTGCCCAACCTTGAGGCCCAGCGGCACGACCGACTTCAGGAAATCGCCGAGCGCTTTCAAATCCTCGCTTTCGGCGATTTCGAGCTGCACCTGCGGGTAAACGTCCTGCGGGCCGAAGTTCATGGCGACCAGCGGCTCGATCAGGTCGCGGTTGAGCGTCGCCGCCGTCTGCCGCGCATCCGAGCGCTGGATGTCGTGGCGCACCTCGTTATGCACCTTGGCCTGCCCGAGGCTCGACCCGTTCTCGGCCGTCATCGTCTGGCCGATCACGGCCAACGACACCTTGCGGTCGACATAGTCGATGAGGTTGCCAAACACCTGCTCGCCGCGCGTGCCCGAAACCTCCTTGAACTCCATCTCCATCGACGCCGGGATGATCGCCGCCGCATCATTGCCGATGGAGCGCACCGCGTTCAGCAGCACGCGCTTGTCGGCGAGCGTCGCCGAGGGCCCATATTTGCCGAGGCGCAGCGGGATGCCATAGATCTCGCAGAACGCCGCCCAGTCCTGGAGCGCATAGGACTGGATCATGAAGGCCCAGGCGGCGACGCGCGCCAGGCCGCGCCGGACCGGAATGCCGGCACGCACCTTCGGCTCGTGCTTGACGAAATAGGGCGGCTTGATCTCCAGCCCCGGAAGTCCCGACTCGTCCAGCAGATGGAGCGTGGTCAAACCGACCATGTCATAGCGGAAATAGCGCGGATCGCGGTGGCAGTGCTGCACCGGCCGCAGCGCGCCGTTCTGGAATTCCCACACCGGCTCGATGACGGAATACCCCTTCGACAGGCCGTCCTGGAGGTCCATGACCATGTCGCGGAAGATCGGCGCGTCGACCACGCTCTGCACCAAGTCGACGGCGCGCGCGTTGCAGCCCTTCGGCGCGGTGACCGAGATCGTGACGCCGTCCAGCGCGAGACGCCGCGTCTGGAGCTGCGAGGCGTAGTGGAGATATCGCTCCTCCATGTCGATGGCGAGCGTAAGGTAGGGACGCGCGAGGCCGTGATTGGCGCTCTTCAAAATCTCCGCGAGGCGCTCGGGCGTGAGCCCGGTCGCTTCGGTGTAATAGACCAGCGCGCGCTGCCCGAACATTTCGGGCGCGGCGATCTCGCCGGTGAGCAGCGGAACTTCAATCGGCTGGCCATCCGGCCCGAGGATGGTGGATTTGCGGGTGGCGGTCATTCGAACAAGTCCCCGGCTTCCAGCGCCTTCGCCGGCGCTTTGGGAGGGAGCATCCACTTTGCCGGCTTCGGCACGATCTCCTCGCCGGCCGGCTCCCATTTGAACAATCCGAGCGCGCCAACCACAGGGATGAAGTCGCAAGGCTTCGCATCCTCGATCAGGATGCCGCGCGGCCCAAAGAACCAGGGCGAGGGGCATTTCTCCCGGTTTGCGACCACGCCCACGGTGCGCACGGTGCCGATAATGCCACCGCGCAGCAGGTCGGCAGGCGGCGGGCATACAACGCCGCGCGTGCGCATGAAATTAGCCGCTCCTTCGTACTCCTCGCGGGTCATGCCCTTGGCGGCGTGGACGGCGATCACGTAGCCTTTGCGCAGGCTTTGCCTGTTCTCCATATGCCGCACTGCGCCGACAGACCGGTTCTCCACCGGCTTGTGGCCGGCGATAATGGCCCACGCCCAAGGCTGGCGCACAGAGATGGCGAAGAGCCCCGTCAAGTTAGGTGCTACCACAGCCCTCGCCCTCCGCCTTGCATCTCGGGAAACAGCCAGGAGCCCGCATCCGCATTCTCCGGCGTCGCCGGCGTGTAATCGTATTCAGCCACGCCGAGCGTCGTCGCGTGCCAGAACATGACGCCGGCGATGGCGGTGTCGCCATGACGCTCCTGTCCGTCCAGGCCCTTGTAGCGCATGTCATCGGGCACCTTGATCACGCCGTTGACATAGGCCAGCGCCTGGTGGTCGCGCAGCACGTCCTCGTCCATCGGCAATTCCATCGTGCCGTCCGCGAACGCCTCGACATAGGGCACGGAGTTAACGCGATACCATTCGGGCGACGCTTTCACCTCGACCGCGAGGCCGCCGTATTTCTGCACGGCCTTTTCGGCGAGATAGGCGCCGTTGCCGTTGGCGTCGAGGGCCATGCCGGACAGCCGGGGCAACCGGTCGCCTATGTAGAACAGCACGTCGCGCTGCTGGTCGAACGGGATGTTACGCATCTCCAGCAGCAGCTTGACGCGCCGCGTCAGAATGGCGTCGGTTTCGCCGATCATCATAGCCGAGACGTCGCCCGTGCGCGCGAAATCCTCGCCAAGATAATGCGGCCGGTTCGGGTTCAACTGTTGCAGTACCGGCAACAGTTTCTTTTCGCAGAAGGCCAGCGCCTCGGCCTTGCGCACATGCTCTTCGAGGTTCTTGAAGGAGTCCGGCAGCGACCAGCGCACCACCGGAATCCCCTTCTTCATGCACCGCTCGATCTGCACGCGGGTCAGCGCCGCGCCCTCGGCCTCGGCCGGGATCGCATCAAGCTCCTGCTCCATGGCCGACGTGCGCGGCCCATAGGAGCCTCTGATTTTTTTCTCCCAGGCCTCCTCCGCCTCCGCCGACCAGGTCTTGCCGGTGATGAGGCAAACGCGCTTGTAAAGCCCGTTCGCCACCGCCTTGGCGAATGGAATGAAATGCACGCTGAACGGATTCTTCTTCGCCTTGGCCTCGCGGATCAGTTCGTTGAACGGCGACAGCACACCGTTGTGTGTCGAGATCACGCGGATTTTGCCGCCCCAGATCAGCAGCGCGTTGACGGCGTCGAGCACGCCGCGCACGTCCTGGTGATAGGCCGCCTCGTCAATGACCACCGTGCCCTGCAAACCGCGAATGTTCTCTGGCCGAGACGACAGCGCCTCGACGCGATTGCCGGAAGCGAAGCGCACGCGATAGGCCGAGATCATCGACGACGATCCGTCCTCGCGCCGGTCCTCGAACAAGAATTCTTCGATCTTCGCCAGCTCGTGCGCCACCACCTTGGCAAAATGCGCGACATAGCCGATGAATTCGCGACCCTTGTCCTTGGTGTCGCCGATATAGAAAACGTTCTGGCCGCCGGCCGAGCGCTTCTTCGCGGCGATCAGCGTGTCGTCTAGCGCCTCGGCATAGGTGACGCCGGTGCGCCGGCCCTTTTCCGCCAACTTCAGGTCTGATTCGTCCTCAAGCCATTCGGCCTGGTGGCGCATCAGGACGCCGTCAGCCAGGGGATCGTGATCCTCCGGCAGCTCAGCGCCACGCGGCAACTCCTCCGGCAGCGCCGCAGGATCGCGCGGGAGAATGGGTACGGCGCCCTTTTCGCTCATTTCGTCGCGCTCTCGCCGCCGCGCACGCCGAGCACGTCGCGTCTGATCTGCGCGACCTGCTCAGCAGACAGCCCGGCCTCGCGCGAGACCGCATCGATCGCCTTGTCGGCCTTGGCCTTGAATTCGGACTCGAGCTGCGACCGCCGCGCCGCCGAAACCTTCTGGCCCTGTATGACCGCTAGATAGCCGCGCGCCAGCTCCATGGAGCCCTTGGTGTCGATCTTCTCCGGCCCGGCGTCGAGGTGCTCCATGATCAACAATTTGATCATTTCGCCGATGACGATATTCGCCTCATCGACATGCTCTGGCGTGAACTGGTCGGCGAGGCCGGCGAAGATGGCGCGGGATTCGGCAACGCGGTTGGCGGCGGAGGCGATGCGGATCGACTTCCGGTTGAACGCGCTCTTGGAGATCAGCGGCAGACCCTTGTCGGCCAGTCGCCCGTTCAGCTCCTCCAAGATAACCTTTGCCTCGCGCTCGCGGCGGTTCAGCTCCTGGATCGCCCAGGCGATATCTTCGCGGCCTTCCTCCGGCATGAGGTCGAAGGAGTCGAGACGGCCGCGCCCTCTGCGCTCCTCCGCCATGTCAGGACTCCAGCGACGGCAGTTTGACGCCTGGCAGCTTCACCCGACGCTGGATATGGTCGCGCCCGCGCTGGTTCAGGGTTGCGAGCTGCACCGTGGTCACCTCCTGCACCGTGATCGCGCCGACCTCGGCGAGATGCGCGAATTGCACATGGACCCAGTCGCGGGTTTTGTTGATCAGCCAGCGCGTCTCCAGTTCGTCGCGCATGATCGACGACGAAAGGCTGTTGTTGAGCTGTTCGTCCAGCGTGCGCAGGATGATCAGCCGCGCTTCCTCTTCGATCCTCTTTTCCAGGCTCATTTGCGCGCCCCTTCCAAAGCCCAGTCCTGCATGCGCTCCGCAATCGCCTTGATCGGCCGCACACTCTCGACCACCACGCCAAGCTGCCCGCGCATTTCCGCCATGGTGAGTTGCAGTTCGTGCAACATGTCCTTGCTGGGCAGGTGCTTCATGTCCGCCTCGACGCGCTGAAGGCGATGGTCGAGACGATCTTGGCGCTGGTCGATATCCTCGATCTTGTCGTTGCGGCGGTTCAGCCAAGCGATGACGATCGCCGCAAGCGAAAAGGTCACCGAGACGGCCACCGCCGCCCATTGGGCCATTGTCCCGGAATCCATCAGTGCAGTCCCACCAAGTGCGCAAAGCGCGCCAAAATGCTGTTGAACAAAGCCGCGAAAGCATCGTCCGCCGCCGGCAAAACCCTGAAGCCGGCCGCTTCAAGCCGGCCGATTTCGGCCTCGATCATCGCCGCGTACATGCGCCAGATCGGTTCGTCGCCCACTCCGTCGCAAGACGAGAGCCGATCCGCGCGCATGTCGGGGTCAAAACCGCCCTCGGCCGTGCGTCGGCGCGCCTCCGCCTCGATCAGCGCGGCGCGGCTCATTGCTCGCCAAGGGCGTTCAGATAGAGGTCGAGGACTTCCTCTTCCTCGCTGCGCTTGCTCGCGTCCTGCTTCCGCAGGCTGACGATTTTGCGCATGATCTTGACGTCGTAGCCGTTGCCCTTGGCTTCGGCATAGACGTCCCTGATGTCGTCGGAGATCGCCTTCTTTTGCTCTTCGAGGCGTTCGACGCGATCGATAAAGCTTTTCAGGTGACCGCCGTCCAATGTGGCCGCGCTCATTTGCCCTCCCGACATGTCCGGATCGCCCTGGTCTCGCGATCCCATTCCGTCGCCAGCAATTGCATGCCGGGGTCCTCGGCCTCGCGGTCCATCACGGCCGCGACGCTACGCTTTTGCGCCGCCGTCCAGGCTGTCGGCTGGCCGCAGCGCGCCTTGAGGTTCAACGCGGACGCTTGAGCCTTCGCCTTCGCTTGCGCCGTCGCCGCCGACTCCAGCGCCAGCTTCTGCCCGCAACCGCTCAGCAATGCTGTGCACAGTGCGAGGAGCAACATCGTTTGCGGCCTGTGCATCGGCGATCTCCACGGTATCGGCGTTGATGGCGGAGGCGAGCGCGTCCGCGCCCGCCTGCCGCTCCTGGTCGCGCGCCGCCCCCGCCTGCCAGAGGTTCAGCGCTTTCAGCACTTCGACCACCAGCGCGATGATGGGGGCGCAGAAGCTCATTTCAACAGACCGATGAGCTTCTGCAGCTTGGCGCCAAGACCGATGGCGATCAGGCCCGCGGAGATAGCCTCCACCGGGGGCAGATCGAAATGCACGGAGGCCGGGAGCGCGCCGAAATAGGCCAGCCCGCCGCCGAGGATGAGCAGAGCGCCGCCGCCAAAAGTTTTGCCGCCGCCGATGATGGTCGAGAGATTCATGGATCGATCCTTGAGGTTTGCGCCGCCGCGCACTTTTCCCCGGCGGCTGGGAATTCAGTCGCGCGACGGCCAGACCCAGTAGCGGTTGTCGGTCTCGCGATGATCCTTGTTGCGGACGGAACCGCTGTCGAAGGCTTCAACAAAAGGCGGCAAAACCTTGAGATTGCAGAACGCCCCCTCGCTGTCGCCGAATACTTGGGTGATGATCGCCGCGTAGGGGCCGTCCCCGACGCCGTTGTGACTTTTGCCGTTCTCTTCGTAGTAGTGGACGATGCGCCCGACGGTCGGCTTCATGGGTAGATCCTTGAGTTTAGCGCCGCCGCGACCCCCCCCGGCGGCTAGGAATTCACGCCGCACCCAAGACGCGCGCGACGAAATCCTTCATCGGCCAGGCCGGGCCCGGATCGATCTTGCGCCCTGGCGCGATGTCGTCATGTCCCGCGATATCCTTGATGCCGTAGGCCTTGGTGATCGCTCGGGCGATGCCGACCGCCGCCTCGATCTGCGCGGGCGGGTAAACCGCCCACGGCTCGACGCCGCCGCCATTCTTGTGCGTCGCAAGCACCACTGGACGGTCCTTCGCGATCGGCTTTTTGGTCAGCCGGTCGAAATAGCCGCCGGAGGGCAGCCGCCCGAGCAACCCCGAATTGACCATCTCAATGCCGATGGAAAAACGATTGCAGAGGGCGCGACCGCGCCAATTCGACCGGCCGGCATGCCAGCCGACGACATTGAAAGGCAGAAGCTGCGTGACCTCGCCCTGGGGCGAAAGCACCAGATGCGCCGAAACCCGATCTTTCACGGCGCCGTCGCACAACGCGCGGATCGCGCCCTCGGTCGACGGCGACCCGGTGAAGTGCATGACCAGGAGCGAGGGAGACAGCGCGCCGCCGCGGTTCGGCGAGGGATGCTGCGCGACCTTGGCGCCGTCCTTGAACAGCAGATGATTGCGAACTTCGTACAAGGCCGGCTCCGGGATCTCGACGCGCGAGAGCGTCTGTGCTTTGATCCCGAAATTGACCGCTTCGCGGTCTGCTGCCTACACTGACACTGTCAGGATCGAGCCGTGCAGCCGCGAATTCAGAGCTTCTTGCCGCCGAAAAGGTCTGGCATGTCCGGATCGTCGATCTCTCGCCGTTTGGCGCGGTAGCGATGAATCGAGCGCGCATGGCGACCGGAGATGCGCGCGGCTTCATTCACCGTCGCGCCCGCATCGAGGGCTTGTTCGGCGCGGCGACGCCGCCCTTTGATGCCTTCGTCGGGTGGCAATGGCAAGGTCACGTATTCAGCGGAATAGATCGAGAGAATCGCCTTGGCCGCTTCCGGCCCGACGAGTTCACGTAGCCATTGGCTTCCGCCTGCCTTTGCAGAGAACCTTACAGTTTGGCCGCCCCTGGCGCGCCCTATCGCCAGCGCTGCCTCCAGGCCAGCGATACGCGCGATATTTCGGTAAATTTTCGGAAGCCAAGAATAATCGCGAGGCGTGTCTGTCATGGCGCGAACCTGTCCACCTGCTTGCCCCAGCAATGCCATCCCGGCCGGCGCTGGCGAGCGAACAGTTCAACCCGCCGGGCGCGTGGCATGAAGGCGTCGATGTGCGGCAGCAGCTCATCCGGCTTGCGGGAATGCTCGCGCCGCACGCCGGTGAAAGATGAGCGGAATGGTTTCACGCACCATGGCTTGCCGACTGAGCCGATCAGCAGGAGTTCGTGTTCGTTGCGCTCGATATAGCCCGTGCCCATCGCCGGCGCGCCGCTCTCGAACACCTTGTTCCAAACGATGTTGGTCTTGTAGGCGAAGCCCCATGTGCGCATCAGCCACATCGCCTCGGGCAGCGCCGGCGCCGTCGCCCACAGCAGCAACCAGCAGTTCGGCGACGCGAGCCGGCTGGCGTCCAAGTCGCCGATCTCAGTGAGCGGCATGCAATCGTAATGGGCCTGCGGGGATTTTTCCTGGCCTGCGTCGGAATGGGTCAAAAATTCCCACGGCGGATCGGCATAAATCAAATCGTAGGCGCCGTCGCGCAGGGGAGCGAAGGGGGAGGCAGGCATGATCAGATCCCCGCCGAGCGCTCGACAGCCTGGCGCTTGGCTTCTCGCCAGAGCCAGTCATCGAGATCGCGGCCATGATTGTAGCGATTGAGGCGCTTCTTGCGGCGGTCGGCGGCGCGTAGTCGCTTGATCTTCTTGCTGACCAGCCGCCAGTGATTGCAGCACATCCACTCAGCCCAGCCTTTGTCGTTCCGCGCCGTGCGGCGGCAGAAAGGGATGCAGCAGGCGATCCTCATGACTCGCCCTCAAACGCCTCAAGAATCCACTTCGGAACCTCATCCCGGCGCTGGCTCAGCGCCACCAGGCCGCGCCCGATTGCCTCCAGCCGGGGCTGGCGCGCGCGGCGTTTCGCGATTTCTTCCATGGTGAAGGGCGCCCGTTTGTCGCCGCGCACGATCGCGGCCTGCGCCGCCTCCAGGCGGTCTCGGCGCTCGGCATAGGTCAGCCGCAATTCGTTGGCGAGATCGTCGAGGCCGGTCATGCGGTCCTCGCGCGCTGCGTCGCCAGACTTCTAAAGCCCCTCAGGGAACCTGATTGGAGACCGCTTCGATCCGCTGCTGAACGTCCTCGGCGCGCTCCGTGAGAAGCTCCATCAGCGCGGCGATTTCTTCCGGAGAGGCCGTCAACGCCCGGGCGTCCGCAATCAGCGAGGTCAGCCCGCGCATTGCATGCACCATCACCGCATTCCGCTCGCTGGCGTCCAACACATCGCGACGAAGCGAACAGCAGTCTGAAAAATTCTCCAACGCAATACTCACAACGCACACCTCTCTGAGCCCAACGGCTCCGGGAGTTGGAAACATCGTCGTCAGCCGATGCCCGCCCGCCTTTAGCCCCCCGAACGCCGTTCGACGCCGAGAGCCCTGGACATGCGCGCGCGGCTCCCGGATGAACGTCGTTCGACGCTCTGTCGGGGCGTAGCCGCTGACGAAGATGATCTGGCCCGCTTTCCACGGCGGGGCCGGACCTGAAAAAACTATTCATATTGAGCGTGTTCGTCAATTTTATCCGGCTTAAGCTGCGGCTCATACTGAAATCCTCGCCTGAGCCAGCGTGCCGCCGTCGCTCTGGCGCATATCGCCGTCGAGCACCGTCACGACCACGCCATCCTTGATGACAAAGGACAGGCCGTCGATTTTCACGGCATAGGAGCCGCCGCCGATTTGCGCCGCCGCGCCGGCTCCGCGCGCCAGAAGTTCCGCCAGGACGGCGCGGAGCTGCTCGACATCGCAGCCGAAACCGCGATCGATGAAGCGCACCAAGGCATGGTCGGACACCCGCACGATCATGCCTCGGCCCTCGACAGTTCTCGCTCCAGCGCGACGCGACGAAGACTTTCCTTGCGATAGCGCCACCAAAGGCGGCGGGCCTTGTGCGTCGAAGCCATGGATTTCGCCTTCAACGCCCTGAGCGCATCGTCATAGCGCTCGGCCTCGATCCGCGTCCGCGCCGCCCGCGCGTCGGCGATGGCTATGGCGCTCGCTGTTTTCCACGCGGCATAGGCTGCCGCCTCCCGCCGCCGCGCCGCCTCGACGCGCGCCCACGACAGCATGTGCTGGTCGGGCGCTTGGGCCTCGGCCAGGACGAGCAGCGCATCGCGGTCGAGATCGGCGAGCTGCATGGTCATTTCCTCTTGAGGACGGACTTTATCAACGCGACCGGAAGGTCGACCTGCCGGGCAATCCATTTGGCGTCGTTGCCGACGCTAGCGAAGGCTTTGATGGCTTTGATCTGCGCTTTGCTGACGTCCGGAGCTGGCGGCGCGACCGGCGCGGGCGGCGGCTCAGGAGCCGCGACGGCGGCGGGCGCCTTCGGCCGGCGAACGGGGCGCGGCGCCTGGGCCGGCTCCTCCACGGCGACGGGCGCGACGCCAGCCAGCCAGCCACGCAGCACGGCGGCGTCCGAATCCGCGAGAATGAACCCCTCGCTATGGACAGTTCCGATCGTCACGCCATATCGCGCGAGCGCGCGGCGGATCTTGACCATCATCACATCGATCGTCTTCCAATCCGGCCTGGCGTCGGGATCGGGATAGACGGCGAAATGGATGCGCTCCTTTCGCGCCACATTCGGCGCGCGGGCGAGAATGAACGAGAGGATTTTGGTCTGGATCGGGCTCAGGCCAATCTCGGCCGGAAAGGTCACGGTCGGCGCGAGCTGCTCGCGCAACTGCCGGACCTCCTCTTCCAGCTCTTCCATCCGCTCGGCCTGCCTCGCGGGGCGAGCGCCCGACGATTTCTGCATATGCATTTTGTCCGGCGTGTGCGCCCGGGCGTCATCGTCGAGCACAGCGGCGACGATGGAGAGCGCCGTTTCCTCGATCGACGCGCCGGACGCTTTCGCCAGTTCCGCCAACCGCGCCTCGTCGACTCCTTCGATATTTAGTGAAACCTGCATCACGCCCTCCCGAGCTGGCGGCGCAGCACCGCGCCCATTTTCGTTGCGAGCCGGTCGAGCTGCCTGCCCGTGCAGCGGGCGATTTGCGGCAAACCTTCAAGCACGGCGAAATTCTCGGCCTCGAATCCATCGAGCCCGGTTGCACGAATGCGGGCCGCGATGGCGGAAACCACAGCACGTTTGTTCAACGTCACCAGCGGCTCGCCGAGCGCTTTCGCGTCCTTAGAGGTCTGCCAGACCACGCCGCCTTCGCGCGCGATCCATGCCTTCAGCCCCTCGATCGCAGGTTGCGCATCGGCGCCGTCCTGCAGGAAACGGTCATGATCGACCCGACACTGGCGGCGCACGAAGGCCAGCAAGGCGGCGTCTTTGGGATCAGTAACGATGCCGAGATTGTATCCCGCCAGCCAGAGCGCCTGGAGCACCGGCGCGAATTTTCCTGATGCGCGCTGCGCGCATCCGGCGGGCTTCGGCTGGCCGGTGACGGCGCGCAGTTCGTCCAGCAAGGTCCCGGCCTGCGCCTCGGTCAAATCGCGGCTGGAGCGCACGGCGAAACGAGCTGAAAGGTGGGCGCGATAATCGCCGTCCGTCATGCCGGATTGCTTCTTCAGCACATGGATGGCGCGGGTTTGTTCGGGGCGAGGGCTCATGAGCGCGACTCAAGCCGAATTGTATTCTCGAATGGAGGCTCGGCCCCGCCGAAGTTTTGGCCTCCAAAGAAGAGCATGAGTTCGAAGATAGAAAAGCGAGTCCAGCCATATTCGGCGCTCTTCGCCCTAACGATTTTATTCGCATCTTTTCCAAGCCGTTCTTTCAGAACGGCCCAGCCAGATTGCGTGATCTGAACCAGTACATGGTCATAGATATCCAAGGTCTCATTCATCGTCCCGCCTCCGCCAGCACACCGGCGCCGCCGCGCCGAACCACCACATGCGCGCGGTCGAAAACGACCCGCGTCGCCAAGCCAGAGAAATAACCGGCAAAATAGCCGTAGCCGGACTCGCGCGGCGTCGGCTCTTCCGTCATCGCGTCGAGAAAGCCGCGCGCGTAATCGGGATGGTTCGGAGCATCATGGGCGACGGGCGCAGGCGCGAACGCCATGCATTCCGGCCCATCATCGCCGATGATCCAGTCCACGGGAAAACGGGGATGGTCCGCGTCGTGAACCGACGCGGACATCAAGATGGCGCAGCCCGCTTCGTCGCAGGAGATGGCGTGGCGCGCGCAACACTCGCACCACGCCGCCTCGAAGACGCGCGCCTCGACGCCATCCGCAGGCTTGTAGACGCGGCGCTCAGCCATGGGGCATTTCCGCGTACATGCGGACCAGTTCGGCGTTGAGCGACGAAATTTTCGCACTCATATCCGAAAGCCCGCGAGTCTCCGCCGCCCTCAAGGCGAGGGCGAGAGAGACGCCGCCAAAGCAACAGATCGCCACCCAAAGCCATGCCGGCGCACCCAGGACAGCTGCGCCGCCGGCGAAGCACGAGAGCATCTGCGCCAGCGCGCCAAACGCCGCCACTTTCATGGCTCCCTCCGCATTGACGCGATCTCGCGAGCTTCAAGCTCGGCAGAAATGCCGATGACGGTGAGGATCAGGCCGCCGACGCTGATGACGATGGCGCAGCTGAAGCAGCCCCACCAGCCGAGCGCCAGGAAGAACCCGGCCAGGAACACGCCGGCTTCTCCAAGGGTGAGGAAGAGAGCATTCGCCATCACGCGACCTCACGCTGTTCCGGGATGAAGCGGTCGCTCAGGAAGCGCAGAGCGCCGGGCACAGCCCTCAGCGCGCGCGCGGCCATCCGAATGACGCGACCAAGGCGCAGACGACGGCGCGGAGCCGGCGCGCCGGCGCGGATGATCGTCAGCGCGCGGTTTGTCGCCGGCTGCGGCGAGGTGATCTTGGCTTCGGCCCAGGCCTGCTTCATGGCGCTGGCGATATCGACGCGGGTTTCGGCCAGATGGGCCGCCAGCGTCCTGTTGTGGATGATGCGATCGCCAATGCGGCTGACATCGCGGGCATGGGCTTTTTGCGCATCCGCCGCGCGGGTTTCGTGGGCGATCTCCCAGGCGCGGCGCATGATGGCGCCGCGGTCGAATGGGGTCTTGTTCATGACGCTCTCCCAAGGATTTCAAGGATGGCGTCGGGATTGAACAAGACCAGTTGCGGTCCCGTCGCGGTCTCGACGTCGATGAGCAGATGGCCGGCGCGCATGGCGCGCACCGTGCCCCGATGTTTCTCGCCCTGGCGCTCGACCAGGACGATGTCGCGGGGCGCGACTGACGCGGGCTTTCCCGCGTGGGCGAGGTGCATCAGCTCAAGCATCTGCGGCCTCGTAGCGTTCGATCTCGGCGTCCGTCATCGGCCGCCAGTCTGGGGCCTCTTCGGACAAGGCGTCGATCATCTGAGGGTCGACGAACCGGGCAAGGATTTCGCCGATGGTGCCGGAGATCGGCGCAATCGGCTCCCGCGCGCGCAGTGTCACGCGATAGCCGCGTCCGATCCGGTCGGAGCAGAAATAGAACTCGGCGGTGTGCCGGATGGCGGAGGCAGCATTCATTTGAGCGCACCTCCCTCACGCCGCCGCGAGATCGATGGTGATGCTGGACCAGGCCGCGTCCGGCGAGGACCGCGTCTGGAAGCGCAGATACGCCTTGGAGCCGAGGATGCGGATGGAATCGCGCACGGCGTCCATGGCCCGCTGCCAGCGTTCGTCGGCGATCTCCACGCGCAGCAGCATGAAGATTTCCGCGCGGTTGATGTGGCCCTCCTTGTCGACCTGAAAGGCGCGCGTCACGAGGGCGCGGATCTCGGCCGACGAGTCCGCCGCCCATTCGGACAGGCATTCGTCGACCAGCTTTTTCGCGGTCTGCAGCTCTGGCCCGAAATCGATCTGGTCCTGCATGTGCAGCATGACGCGCGCGCAGCCATCAAAACTAGTCAACGTCAAATTGCCCTTCGCGCCGCCGAGCCGGGCCCCATATTCCTGATCGACCAGCGCCTGCAAAGCGCCGATATCCTCAAAGGTGTAGCCCTTGAATCGGGACACTTGCGCCGACAGTTCAGCGGCGAATTTCAGGATTTTGCGAACCTGCTCGTCGATCAACAGGTCCATCGGCTTAATCGATTCGAGCGGCACCAGCGCGCCGCGCGCATCGCGGAGATAAGGACGGCCGCCGACATCGATGGCGCCAGGATGCGAGTGCGTCTCAACCATTTGCATAAGCCTTTTCGATGCGTTCGATTTCGCGTTTCTGAGCGTGGAAGGATCCCAGGATCACTCGCGTCTCGCGCAGGACGTCCGGGGGCGGCGGCTTTTTCAGCCACGGCTTGGGGCGGGTTTTCAGCCGCTCCGGCTGCAGCGGATGGGTCGCCGACAGCGCCGCATCGAGGCGCCCGAACCGCGCCGCGAAATCGGCGTCGCACATGTGGACGGCGAAGCGCCGCCACCCGCGCGTGACCTGGTGTGGCGTGAGGCCGAGCGGCACGCCGATGATCCTGCAGCTGTGCGGCGTGTAGCGCCGCGCCAGCTCGCAATAGGCGTGGCGCGGATGCACGACGGCGGCGCGCTTGGTGCGCTCACGCAGGTCGGTGACCGATAGGCCGTAGGTCCGCGCCACCAGCGCGGCGATTTCGGCGAGCTTCATGACGCGCCTCCCCCGATTGGACGGCGCAGGCTCATCCGGTACTTAGCGAGCACCGAAACCTTGCCTGAGCGCGTGGCGGCGGCGACGGCGTCGGCCTGACCGAAGCTCAACTCGCCGGCCTCGGTATCAGCGAGGAACGCCATGAAGCGCCCCATTTCCTGCGCAGCTTCGATCTCGTCGATGGCTTGAGTGAGCGCGTCCGTCAGATAGGCGGCCACCACCGGCTCAATCTCGATCGTGGTGCAGCAGCCGACGAAAAATCCGCGCCAGGCGCGCAGGGCTTCAGCGGGATCAGACATCAGCGCATCTCCTCGCCGCCGCGGTTGACCCACGCCTCGCGCAAGTCAACGGCCGTCATCGGCCGTCCCGCGCCTGCCGCCATGATCGCCGCCAGCTTCAGGCTTTCGGCCACCTGTCCCAGCGCGCCCGGCTTGCGGCCGATGGCGCGCGCCAGTTGCACGATCTCGGGATCGTCGATTTTCCAGGCCGCCACGAAAGCGTCGATATCGGCTTGCTTCGGATTGAGCCGGCGGATGCGCATGCCGATGCGGCGATGCAGCTGCGCCTGCCCCTCCTTCGGCGTGGTCTGTCCCCAGCGGGTCGACACCTCCTCGTTGCCGAGCAGCGCGATGCCGCAGCCGTATTCGTCCATAAAGAAGCGCAGCTCGTTCATCGCGTTTTCGGAGAGGTTCTGCGCCTCATCGATCATCACCAGCGTGTGCCGGCCATTGCGCTTCAGCCGCGCGCCGATCGACTGCGCCAGCTTGCCGGGGTCCCGTTCGCTGACGCCGATCTGGAGGGCCAGCTCGCGCAGCATCGAATGCACGCTGCCGGTCGAGGGCCGCATCACCACGCGATAGGCGTGCGGCCGGCTCTTGGCCACGAAACGCGCCACCGTGGTTTTGCCCATGCCAGCGCCGAGCGTGACGAGCACGATGGCGGGCGCCGTCTGCGCGTAAATCAGCGCGTTCACCACCTCGCGCGCGGTCGGGGTCTCGACGAAGTCCGGCTCGGAGATCGCGCCGATCGACGCCGCGCGGCGTTGCTCTTCGGCGGACAACCATTTCTTCACGCGCGCCGTCACATTCGGCACGTTGCCGGTGTAGGTCCCGTCATACCAGGGCGAGAACGTGCCCATCGGCACGTCGGCGCGCTTCGAGACTTCGGTCTTGGACAGATCGAGGGACTCGGCCAGGGCGCGCGTCGCCTTCACGGTCTCGCGCCAGTCGAGCAGCGCCTTTTCGATCAGCAGTGACGGCTCGCTGGCGGGGTCGCTCCATGCGGATTCCGGAGCAGCGGAAACGGATGCGTCGGTCATCGATAAATTCCTTTGGACAGCGTCAGAGGGAGCGATCAGCGCGGCTTGCGCGCTCGCTGGCGGACTTGTCGGCGGGGTGAAAGGGCGAGGGGCGCACGACCTTGACGTCGCGCTCGGAAAAGGCGCGCTCGGCCTGCTTGCACGCGTTGTCGCGGCTGCCGTCGAGCATCACGGCCAGCATCTCGTCTTTGCTCGGAATCGATGGGGTGTCAGACATTTGAAAATCCTTTGGACAGCGGTTGTGTGAGGGCGCCTTCGGCGCTTCTTGCCTTTGGAGGGTTACTCGTCCTCGTCACTGGAAGGTCGGGAGAAAGGCAGCACCTGCCCTTCGGCGAGCAGGGCGACGCCCCGCCCGAAATCGTCGGAGCCGCCCCAGTCGCCGCCACGCGCGCCGCCGACCGCGGCGACCAGGCGCGTGATTTTCGGCGGCTTGGCTTCGGGAGCGCTCGCGGTCGGCAGCATCGCGGCGATTTCCGCGATATCGAGCCGGCGCCCGGCTTCGAGCGCGGCCTTCTGCTTGCGGAGGAAGTCGCCGCGTTTGCGGGCATGGTCCTGGGCGGCGGTGGCGTCATTGAAGGCGACGTCGCCGATAGCCTCGGCCGCGCAGATAAAGCGGCCGTCGAGCGTGTAAACGGCCAGCGGCTCCGCCAGATTTTCGGGATCGAAGCGCGCCACGACCTTGCGGCCCATATGGTCGCCCAGCTCCTCCGCCCAGTACCGTGAGCCCATCAGCTCGATCACGGCGTTCGGCGTGCGGACGGTGACGCCCTCAGCTGCGAGCAGCAGCATGCGCCGCTGGGCCTCGGTCGCACGCCGCACCAGCGCGCCATTGGCGATGGACTCGTCAAACGTCTGTTGGAATGACCGACCATTGGCGACGCGCGAGCGCCGGCCGGGGCGCGCGTTGTGCCGCGCGATCTCCGACGCGACGATGCGGCGGAACTCTGCCTCCGGCACCGCCTTGGCGCCGTAATTCTCTGGCTTCAGCGTCGGATTCGAGCCGGTGTAGGCGCCGGCGAAAGCGGGGTGCTTGGCGATCTCCTCGCACATGTCACGCCATGCGCGCTCGATGGGCTTCGATTGGCCATGATAGGGCTTGGTCCAGTGGACCTTCACGCCAAGCGCCGTCAAAACGCCCTGCGGATCCTCATCCCTAATCTTAAAGCGGAAGCGGTTGGCCTGCCGGCCCGTAAGCCACTTGCTGGCGAAGGCGCGGCCGTTGTCCAACCACGCCATTTCCGGAACGCCGTAGTCGCGCACCAAGTCGGAAAAGGCCAGCCGCACCATTTCCTTGTTTTCGGACTTGTCGATTCGGTGCGACAGGATCAGCCCCGAATACAGGTCCTGAAATCCAATCATCATGGGGCGACCGATGGAGCCGTCCGCCCAGCGAACGAACACGTCGAACTTGTGGCCATCCGCGTTGACGGCCTGCACTGCATGGAAAATCGAGCGGTCGCGCCGCTGCGCGGGATAGGCCCGCTCCACCGCCTCCCGCCCGACCCGCGCCAGCGTCTGGACGGCGCGCGGGAACTCGCGTTCGATCCTGCGCTTCAATGTCTTTTTCGAGGGGATCGGCCCCCAGCCGTGGAGCTTGGCCGCCTCCAGCATCCGCTCGGCGCACGACTCGAACTTCGTCTTCTCGGACCGCAGATAGAGGCCAACCAGCACGTCCCAGGCGCGCGGATCGCATTCTGCCAGCGCCGTGCGGCCCTGATGCCGCGATGCCAAAGCTGGGAGACGGTCCTCGCGCGGCACGCCCTCGACCATTGCGAGCCAATTCCAAAGCGTCGAGGACGCCACGTTCCATTCCTTGGCCACCCACGCCACCGCGATTTCGCGCGTGCAAGTGTTGCCGAAACTCTGAACCGCCTCGACGGCGGACAGGCGCTGCTGCGCCTTCTCTTTCTGCGCGTCCGACAGCCGCTCGAAGGCGGCCCAAAGAGCGTTTGAGCGGGCGTTCACCACCTCGGGGGCGGCCTGCGCCAGCGCCCTGGCGCGGGCGTCGGGCGGCAGCAGCGAGACGTGGAACTCACGCCCGCCGCCGCGCCCGAACCGGATGCGGCACAGCCGCTCGTCATTGCGCCAACCCTCGCGCTCGACCAGCTCCGCCAGCTTTGACGGACTCGACGGCAGCGACGCCGCGCCGAGGTCTGCAATTTCGCTGATCGTGAGCCAGTCTCCGGCCATGACGCGCCTCTTACGCTGCTACGGACTCGTCATCGGCGGCGCCGATGGCGGCTTCGAATATTTTGCGGGCTTTGGGAGAGGCGCGATTCCACATCGCCAGCAGCTTGTTCGCCATGGCGGTGTGGGGATCGACCTCTGAGGGGGTGACAAGGCCGGCGAGTTGGCGCGCTTGCGCCACGTTCTTGGCGGCGCCCTCCGCGATCAGCTTCGCGACGGCGAGTTGGGCCTCGGGCGTCTCGCGAGCGAGCGCCTTGAGCTGCGCGGCGTTGTCGGCGATAGGCGTTCCACGCAGGAGGGGGATGATGTCAGATTTATCGCCACCGAGGCATTTGAACAGCTCACCGGCGCGACGAATGGTGCGATCGGAAAGTCCCGTCTTCGCGGCGGCGTCCTTCGCAAAAGTCTTCGGCATGAATTGCGGACATGTTGTCCGCAATTCACCTTTGGCCCTGGGCCCCGTCTTGGTGGTCTCGGGATAAAGCGCGTCCCAAACCTCTTTGCGCTTGGCCAGGAAGATCGCACGATCCACCGCCGACAACTCGCGGCGCATCAGGTTCTCGTCGATTTCAGCGAGACGGGCTTCATCGTCGCTCAACTCGACCCATTTGAAGTGGACACCCTCGTCAAGCGTCTCCCAGCCATTGATTTCGAAGCCCATCATCCGATGAGCGCCGGCCACGAGCGTCGGAACGCCATCGCGCATACGGATGGAGATCGGCGTGTCGACGCCGCGTCCGGCCATCGAACCAGCGATGGCGGCAGCCCAAGCGTTGTCGACCTCACGCAGGCGGTCCGAAGCGTCAATTTCAGCAGTCTTGAGGGTATTCGGCAGTTTCATAGATCAGCTTTTCTCTTGGTCACGCGGGTTGAGGGGACACAGGGCGAAGTGAGCGGCCCTCTTGACGGCGCGCGGGATTGATGAGCAGGCGCTTGCCGTCGGGGCCGTACCATTGAGGCCAGATTTCGTGGCGGGAGACGCCGAGGAAGTCGGCGATGACGGCGTGGGCCGAGGGGTGCGGCTTGTAGAGGGCGCAATGCAGCGTGTTGCGGGCGTAGCCCTTGGAAAGCCCGAGCGCCGCGAGCGTTGTTCCGCGCTCCCGGACCTCGAAGACAATTCTTTGGTGGCTCCAACCTTCCGTCACTTCCGCGCTCCCGCCGCCGTGACACGCCAGATTTGGCGTGCTACGCATGTGTGAGTTTCGAACTAGCTCGGATTAAGCCAGTTATGGCGTGATTCGGCAAGACAAAAGTGGCTAATGAGGCGGAATTGACCCAGGGAAGCGCCAAAAGCGACCTCGTCGCCTTAGCCGAGAGGCTGGCCGAGGTCGTTCGCGCACATGGCGGTCCAAGCGTTGTTTCGCGAAACTCCGCTATCCCGCTGAGGTCTCTGACGCGTTACATTTCCGGGCAGGCTGAGATCGGCGCGTTAGCCCTGGTGGCGCTTGCGAGAACCTGTCGAGTGTCGCTCGACCAGCTTTTCGGCCTCGGCGAATGTGGCGTTGTTCCGATTGACGCCGGTACTGGCGCAACAGCGCCACAACTGGCCGACGCGTCATTATCCGACCTGGCGATGATTCCTGTGCTCGAGGTAGCCGCCGCGGCAGGGGCTGGCGCCGTCAATCACGGCAGCGAAGTGATCGCTCAAATGCCGTTCTCGCGGGCCATTTTGCGCCGCCTCGGCGTAAATCCGGACAGGGTGGAGTTCATCCGCGCGCGCGGCGACAGCATGGAGCCGACGATTGGAAACGGGGTGCTGGTCCTGGTCGATCGGTCGAAGCGCGAAGTCCGCGAAGACGCAATTTACGCAATTTCAATCGGAGAGGACGTGCGATTGAAGCGCATCAAGCGCAATTTCGATGGCTCTCTTGCACTTATCTCCGACAACAAGGCGCTCTATCCCGAAGAACGCCTTGCGCCGGTGGACGCTGAACAACTCAAGGTTCATGGTCGCGTATTTTGGACGGAGAGGGTGTTATGAAGAAGATCGTTTTAGGCGTTGTTATCGTACTCGTGCTTGCGCTTGCACCGTTGCTCGCGCTCAAGTACGTCGCTCAACCGTCATCCGCCCGGCAGGAGCCGAATGACGACCAAGTCGCTTTGATCAATATTCTGGCGAGGGTGTATTACGTCGAAAACCGCTGCCCCTCACTGGAAGTCAATAAACCTACCTTTGCCGTCTTGGCGCGCGCTAAGCATCTCGATCTCGATGAACTCAGGGAAGACGGTCGCCTGCGTCCCATCTACTCCCGCGCCTACCGCGCAATGAGTGATCAATTCGTATCGGACGGCGAAAAAAACTTCTGCCTTGCAGCTAAGCTCGCTTTCGGGCCGGACGGCGTCAAAATCCCGAACGCCATGAAACTGCGGTGAGGTCGATATGCGTCATCTCGGCGTTTTGACCTCCATCTTTCTTGTCGCTTCTCTGGTGGCGTCGCCAGCTGCTGCGGAGTTTTGCTCAGGCTGCGGCTGCAAAGGCGGCCCCGGCTATCGCGGCCCCGATGGCAAATGCGTCGGCTGGAAAACGCTGAACAAAGTCTGTGGCAAGCCCCCGACGAAGAATTGCGCCAAGGAAGGCGGCGGAAAGTGATTGTCCGGTTGCCGCTGCTCTTGGCGCATGTTCGCGGCATCGATAATGCGCGGACGCTGAGTCGCTCGTTCCTGTCAAGCGGGAAAGTTAGCAGGCAAGCAAAATCGCACCTGCATCGCCCGCAGCGCCTACAGCAGCAAGGCGTTCGCCTTGATTGGCCGCACTACTCGCTTTTCGTTTCGGAGGGGGAAAGTTAGGAAGGCCCGCGAGGCGCGCCGTCAGGCTTCGTTGGGACGCCGCCATGAGCCGGGAACCCGCCAATTTCCGGCGCTCGAAGCCGATGCGAAGCGGGCTTGAAGACGGCTTGACGCCGCCGCCTTCCTCCAGTTTCATGTGTCCAACTCAGCCAGGCCCTCCGGTTTCAAGTGTCCGGCGGCCGAACAGCGCTGACCACCACCACTCGCCGGAGTCGCCCATATATCAAGCGATCCCACGAAATCCCGGAAAAGCCCGGATGATCCCGCGCCCTCCAGTTTCAAGTGTCTTCATTCAAACGCTTCAGCCTCACGTCGGAGTCCCCCTCGCCCCGACCCTCTCCCCGCATGCGGGGAGAGGGGGGCGCCGCTCTGGCTGATTGCCGCCCTCTGCGGATTTTTTTGTGCGCCTGCTTGTGCGGAATCCGTCTGGTCCAACACCGCCGTAAACCGCTGGCAGGCCGAGGCCATGGCGCAGGGCCTCAACGCCGAAATTCTGGCCGCGACCAGCGCCACCGCCGTGCTGGAAAAATGGTGCGCCGTCCATCATCTCGCCGACGAGGCCAAAATCGTCGCGGAGCCGGTTTTGGATGCGCCGCCGAAAACGCCGACGGCCGAACAGCGCCAGCGGCTGGGCGTCGGACCGGACGAGCCCATAAAATATCGGCATGTGCGGCTGCGGTGCGGCGCGCATGTTTTTTCGGAGGCGGATAATTTTTATGTGCCGTCGCGGCTCACGCCCGAAATGAACGCGGCGCTGGAGACGACCGACACGCCGTTCGGCAAGGTGGTCAAACCCCTCAAACCCTACCGGCGCACTTTTGCGGCGCAAAATTTTTGGTCGGCGGCGCAAGCGCCGAAGGAGGGAGGAAAGCTCGCGATTCCGCCAAAATTGTTCGAACACCGCGCCGTGCTTTATTCCTCGGAAAACGTGCCGTTTTCCGAGGTGGACGAGGTTTATCAGCGCGATCTGCTCGATTTCGCCCCGCAGACATAAACCCTTCCCACACCGAGGCGAAAATTAGTCTATCAAAACGGTAGAATATTGCGTTATGGTTGGGCGCGTCCGCAAAACGCCGCGAACAAGGGGAACACCATGGCGGTCAACAGCAAAAATCCCGAAACTCTCGTCCTCCACGCCGGCTGGCGGGCCGATCCGACCACCGGTTCGGTGGCGCCGCCGATTTTCCAGACCACCAGCTACCAGTTCCGCGACGCCGAGCACGCCGCCAATCTGTTCGCGCTGAAGGAGCTGGGCAATATTTATACCCGGCTCGGAAACCCCACGACCGACATTCTGGAGCAGCGGCTGGCCGCGCTCGAAGGCGGGGCCGCGGCCCTTGTCGTGTCGTCCGGGCAGGCGGCCTCGGCGTTTTCGGTGCAAAACCTCGCCAAGGCGGGCGATAATATCGTGTCCTCGACCGACCTATATGGCGGCACCTGGAACCTGTTCGCCAACACGCTGAAGGATCAGGGGATCGAGGTCCGCTTCGTCGACCCCGCCGATCCTGAGAACTTTCGCCGCGCCACCGATGCGCGCACCCGCGCCTATTATGCCGAAACCCTGCCCAATCCGAAACTTGCCGTGTTTCCGATTGCGGAAGTCGCGGCCATCGGCCGTGGCCTGGGCATTCCGCTGATCATGGACAATACGGCGGCGCCCATTCTGTGCCGTCCCTTCGCGCATGGCGCGGCCGTCATCGTCTATTCCACGACCAAATTCATCGGCGGACATGGCGCGGCCATTGGCGGCGCGCTGATCGACGGCGGCAATTTTGACTGGGAAAAATTTGCCGAGCGTCAGCCGGCGCTGAACACGCCCGACCCGTCCTATCACGGCGCGGTGTGGACGGAAGCCGTCAAGCCGATCGGGCCGGTGGCCTATATCATCAAGGCGCGCAC